TAACGTGCACGTAGTAGTATGTTTCGCCCTCGTCACCTGCGCACGCACTCTCAGCTTCAGCAAAAGCCGAAGAGCAAGCAAAGCTACTTAAGGTAGTAGGACAGTCAACCTCTAACACAAAGTCATTAGTAGGACAAGGAGATATAATCTTAACATCAATTATTGATGGTATAGCCACCGTCTTAGGGACAACCATCACACATTGACCCGGAGATGTTGCTGTAAGGTCTAGCTGACCACTTGTAATGCTTATTGTCTCAGTGGTAGTAGGAGTTTCCCAAGTTGAATTGTACCAATTGTATACATCTAGAATGTGTGGACTATCAATGACAAGACCACAATCGCTTGTAGAAGACCCGATATATGTTGGCAAGTTTGCCGTACCTGCTAGATACCCATAAGTAGGTGAGCTAAGAGAATTATATATAACACCATCAAGCTCAACTTGTATACCATCCGGCGCAGCAAGTGGATTGAATCTAATAATAATCGCACCTATATCTCCGGCATTCTGACCCGTCTCTAGTGAAACACTATAAACTCCCGGCGATGATAAAGACTCAATTATTCCGCTACCACACTCATCTATGCACGAAGGACATGTCTGAGGAGGAAGTAATACACATCCAACCATCTGACGAACAACCGTTCCCTGCCTGTAGTATCCATCAGCGGCACATGTCGTAAGTGCTGCGTCAGTAAATACAGCCGTAGAAGATAGTAGTGATGGCCCATTAAGATAGTATATTGATTGTGTTGCCATATTTGATTATGTTAAACAGTCGCATTGTAAGAAGATAATTGAAGGCACTCCTCCTGAAACATAGTGTGGAGGTAATCCACTTGTGCAAATACTTGCACTATCATCAGAAAGAACTGTTAATTCTACAAGCTCCTCGCTATAGCAGTCGTAGTATGAAACCGTAGCAGCTTCAACACCTCTGTTTACAGTTACCGTGTAAGTAGCGCATCCCTCACATCCACCGCAATTGCAACACGCATCAATCAGCGCAGCCTCACCCTCGAGATCTGAATAGCATAGCTCGGTAGCAATTGAGTCGCGATAATCCCAAATCAAATACAAGTAGCTTCCCGACGTAGGCACTGTAAACTCAGCGTAATTAAATGTGCCACCACCTTGGTTTGGTGTAGCAACTGTAGATGCTGTAAGAAGAGCCTGTATGTCTACGGGTATATTTGTGTAAAGAGTGTTACTGCGTAGATATCTGAACTTGTCATTGACAGGATCAAAATCATACGTATCGAACCCAAACTTGTTTGCAATCAAACGCATCGTTGCCCCCGGCGGTGGTATGCTTCCTGTGCCCGGATAACCTACAGTTGTATTGTATCGAGACACCAATGGATTGGCTGTGCCACTAGCAAATGTTACCAAAGCAGACTGAAGCGGAGACGTGTAAGTTCCGTTTACATATCGATACTCGTTATGTATAAAGCTTCCTGCTTCGCTATCGTTTGTAACGCAAACCTCAATAACCGTAACCTGATCTGCCTCGGGACATCCAACATTAACTTCAATGGTATTACCATTAACCGAGTACACATCTATTGTAACAACATTATTGTTATTCAGATTCTTGTTTACAGTTAAGGTGCCGGGAGAAGTTACAAGCCCCGATGTTACAGGCACACTATTGTACGTTGCAGTTACCGAAAACTCATCGCCTGTAATTGGTGTATATGAAACAGTAACATCTCCAACCACACTCGACAAATTCACGCAGTATGAATAGGTAGAATCCGCCTCAATTGTTACGGTCTGAGACCTTCCGCAAGGCAAACAATCTACATCTTCAGGTAGTTGAATATCGTTTGAGCTTAGCACGTACTCGTTCATGTACGGATCAAATCCGCCAAGTTTCTGAGTAGTGAAAGATTCAATGAACGTATCTCTAAACCAAGTGCGCATTCCGAACTCAGATACCACAACAAGTTGGTCGTTACTGTATGAGTTACCTTTCAGTTGGATTACCGCTCCACGCTTTACGTCTGTAAAGTATCTGTCGTATCCCCATTGAACGTAGCTTTCGGGATGGAAGCTAATGCCATATCTTTCTACCCGTGCAATCTGTGTTCCCAATACCTCAGGTACCGATGCTATAGCACCACCTCCTGTAGAATCGGATAGCAAGTTCTTGCCTGCCAACACGTAAGATATCTTGTCTTCCTGCAAGACCAACACGTCAGTCTCCCGTCCATCCATTAGGTAGATTGGACCAAATGAATCCTCAAGAGGACTGAAGTTTAGAAGACCTAAGTTAAACTCGTTCAGTTTATTTACGTTGCTTTCGTCATTGTATACACCACTGTACGTGATGTCCGCAAATCGATCAGCTTCCTTGTAATCCTGAGCGGATGTTGTAGTAACTCGGTTACCCAAGTTGAAACTCTTACCTACGATTGAATCTCGAATCTTGTAGCTCTCAGCTCCGTTACCAAATGCAAAGCAGTTAAAGAATCCTGTGTCGATAATGGCAGGTATGCCAAGACCGATGTCCTGATTCTGAACGTTACCGTCGTGGTCTCCTGTAGCCTGATCAATCGCTAAAGACAAATCATTCTCATACCAAACATCAGGAAGAGCATCACTAGGCTCTGTCTCAAAAATTAATATAGTCTCCGCACGGAAAACCTGAATGTCTGCTTTTATGCTTGATCTCCTTCTTCTCTCATTAAAAATCCCATCACATTGATATGTTGCATTAATTAAAAGAGCTAATTGATTTGTAGTTGGATTCCTATAAAATTGATAATAGTTATCGCATGCGCTAGGAGTTACAACTACAGGAGAACTAGTTAATGTATTATAAAAAACATTACCAATATCACAAGCTCCCGCACCTACATCACTTACTCCGTCATCAAGAATGTTTTCAACATTATCCCCAATCCACCAATCGTACATATTATCGTAGTCGGCGGATGATGTTAATGTCTTTTCAAGAGTATAGATTCTTTTTTCGCATGGGTTGTTCCCATCTCCTGTACCTAATCTTTCAGTCTTAATATTAAGCTTAATCCTACTTCCCGCAGGTACGTTGTAGTCTATATACATCCCCGGGTTTAGCGGGTCTTCAACGTTCATTGGATAAATCAACAAAGGTCTTTGATATCTAGTGGTTGTGCTAACTGTTATGTTTCCCGGCGCTATAGTAGCGTCAGGATTTTCTACTGCCGTAAAATTATTTGGATCTAATTTCATGTACACACCCGCAGGAGGAGTAGAACCTGAATCAGGAGTAATAAATCCTTCTTGCTTGGCCTCTTTCTCTAATACGGTTGTATATACACAACTCTGAGTTGGACCGTCTGTATCAGCCTTTACGATAAGCCTGTCTCCTTGCTCAACCTTTCTAGCGTTCTCACCCTCCAACATAAAGTATGATTGGTTTGTCAGAGGGTCTGCAAAGAACATGCTACTATAAATAACCTCATAGTTTTCCTGATCAGGCTTGATAACAAACTTGTATCTAGTAGCCCAATACGGAGCAATCTGTGTTGCCGGTATAGTTACTCGTATGCTGTTCTTGTTCTCTGAGTATCCGCAAGGGACGTGCTCAGTATTCTCAGGACTTACTAGTGCTGTGGTTGAGCGATTGAACTCATCCATATACACAATACCAATCTCATACCCACGATTGCTATGCAAGCTTCTAGGATTCTCAATTTCTTGGAACGAAGCCTGAGCAAATGTTATTTCATAGTACTCATACACGTTGAATGTAGGAGTTGTGGTGTTGTCCACATACCGCATGGCGGGAAACTGAAAACCAATCACGTCACTACCCGGCGACGTTACAATAGCAATTGGTTCTCCATCAGCATCTATACCACTAGCATATTTATATAACGCATCTAGGTTGTTTGGAAGCGCACAGTTAACCTGATCGGTAAATGTAGTTCCATCGCAAGATGTCTCAGTCGGAGGAACCGCGTATACCGGCTTAATGTTTGCTAGTGTACCAACCACGTCCTGAAACTCTGTGCTAGTAGCCATCTCGTATACCGAGTTGTAGCTAGTTGACAAAGAGAAAGAAAACGTTACGTCTATATTCTGAGAAGTCTCTGCCGGAAACGGAGTACTTCCTGTAAACTGTGCGTGACTAAGCCGAACCTCTACAGAAAATGCAGCACCCTCTGAAAGTGTTACGCCTGAAAGGTCTACCTCCAAAACGCTATTAGCTACGTTTTGAGTTGTATTGATTTCGTATGTTCCTGTTGATGTTGTATCGGGCAAATCAGTGTTGCCGATAATCTCGCTAACTAAAGTTGTAAAATATTCTAGCTTAACAACGTTACCATTCAGATCAATCATGTCGTACCCATCAACATAGTTACCGTACATAAGACGGTTACCCATAATTGTCTGAGCCTTTGCAAATCGAGGAACGTTATCGTATAAACGAAGTATCTCGTAATCGGGAAGTATAGTAAATATCTTACTATTGGTAAACGTGTAAGTGTAGTCGGTATTGTCAACAAGACCAAGATCAGCCTTGTCTAGCTTCTCAATAACCTTAATGATATTGCCTCCCGCTTCCTTAAACAATAGGTCAATACCAACTACAAGCGGACCACCCGTATTGTAAGTTATGATAGATGTGTTTGACTTGTTGACCATCCCTTCGTTAAGGAAGCTACTAATGTCAAACTCAAAAGGATTCGGAATAAATGCAGGAGCAGAGAACTGTGATGTTGCCGAGTACTCGTTGTCCTCGTACCTGTATCGATACGCAAAACAAATGAAGCGAGTCTCCATAAAAGTCTCCTGACCACTAGTGACAATCTCCTGTACCCCGGGAGACTCAACAGGTGGTTTCTTGATAACCAACAAAGACTCTGCACTAAACTGATCTACGTTACCTACAGGATTTGTATACCCCTTGTTAACGTTTATTCTTCGTGGGGCATTGTAGTCATCCGTAAAGAACAAGAGATTGTCTACTAGGTCGACACCTGTAATTAGGAATTGGGGGTTGAAGTTGAGCGTGGTATTAATACCACCACCATCATCAATACTGATAACATGATATGTAAGTACGCTTGTTTCTGTGTTGAAAGAAACGATCATGTCTAGCTTGCCCGTGTTACCAACAGGGAAGTTTGGATCGTGTACAAACCAATAGATACGTTCGTTCGTGCCATCCTCTAAAGCTCCAATACAACGAGCGTTAATGCTTAACTGAGTCCCATCAATATACAGAAGTGATGTAAGTGGAGTATTTCCCTTAGTGTTTTCAATCACACCAATCTCGGACATCTCGGTTGAACCCATGCGCACGTTCATCGCATTGATGTACTCACCGTTTGGAACAAGTCGCTCGTCTACGACTTTGTTCATCTTACCCGACGTAAAGTTCCTAGTTAGATTAGGCATAATTATTTAATCATCTTGTCCAACCCACGCAGATTCATAAGCAAACGGCCGGGGTGGATGTTACTGATTCTGATTTTGGCATTACGAAGAAGTGCTGCTTTCTCTTTTCTAGCTCGAGCAACAATGTACTCCTGAACACCAAGCTTGGCATTGAGTATCTCGTATTGGATATACGCGTAGATATATTTCTCAAAAAGCTTGTTTACCGTAACATAAGAGTCGTTGCCGTTTTCCATGCCATCAGAGATGTACTCTAAAATACAGCTCTCATCCCGCATCTCGGAAGAGAAGTTAATAACACCTGCCTTCTGATTAACGTTGAACGTTGGGTTGAAGTTAGCAGTCTCAGTATTTAATCCGAATCGCTCACCAAACTGAGCATCGAAATACCAAAGACCATCAACGTTCCAACCTGCTTGACCATCGTACGGGTTGCCCGGGTTAAGGTAGATGCTCTTCTTTGTACCCTTGATACGATCGAAGTCTATCTCTGAGTGTTGGGGTTCGAGTACGTTACCGTTTTGGTCGAACAGTATGTTGGCGTTGTTATCTTGCAGGTACGCTCTTGAAGAAAGGACCTGAATGTTTTCGGACATAGGGCGAAGGTATCCATCTCGGTAAAGGGATATCCGTACCCAATTGACGTAGTCTGATGGAAGTACATAGATTAAGTTTTCTCCAACCGTTAATTCCAATACTTTGATTTCTTTGAAGGCATCGTAGTTAAGCTCCTGAATCGCACGCTTAGCATGGAACAGAATCTTAAATCGCTCCTCGTTGTTGACTAGGGAGTGGTTACCCGCATACATCAGCATGAAGTTATTAACCACATCCTCAAGACTAATGTACTGATACGACCCCCAATTGGCATCCTGTGGAGTATTGCCTGAGTTTTCGTAGTACTGATATTGAGATATATATGCCATCTACTTTTTTTTATTGCTGCTGCTGCTGCTGTTCTTGAATCATCCCGAACTGAGTAACTTCAGACTCACGGATAGACATACCGCAGTACTCAAGTATTTTGGTAACTAATTTATACTCATCCTCAAATGGTAGCTCAAAGTCCTGATAGTCAGGTTGAGACTGATCAAACACAGGCTCGCCACCCGACAAACTAACGTATGTCCACTTTGGGTCTTTAGGGATACGGAAGTACTGAGCCTGAACTTGACCCTTTGTTATGATAGTGTAAGGGTATACACTAATCTTGTCTGACTCCTGAACAAATGCAGGGAACAAGTTATTTGGAGAAGTGAGGTTCGAATTAAGAAGCAAACTAATCTTTGTGTGGGTCACCTTCTCTGCTTCCTTAAAAACAGACGAGTCGATGATTGCATAGTCCCTAGGAGTAGCCGTGAATATGTCAGCACTCAAAATGATAACCGTGTTGCTAGACACAGAAACCACACGAGCAACAGCACCTGTAGTTGTATTCACAACAATATCACCCGCCACAATACCTAATGTGGTAAACGAAGCACCACTATCGACAAGCTGATTTACGACAACAGACGTGTTAGTGCCCGTATCCAAAATGGATGTATAGCATAACACCTTGTTAATCATATAGTAACTATCACCTGTGGTGATCAGTGATGGGGTATAAAATATGTTACCTGCGTATTGGCTAAGAAAGTTTGTTACCGAGAAGCTCTCCATTGTCTCCTCGATTGGTTTATTTAAGGCGGCGTATCCGGTACCCGAAGTGCGGGTATTCTCCGAATTGATTACCTTATTGTAGTTGCTAAAGTACTCCTCAAAGATTTCCATCTGAGCCTGCTTGGCAAATAGGTTGAAATCTGAGGGGGATATGTAGCCGTAGTTGTTCTTGTTCAGTATTGACAAGACGGTATTTCTGACCGCATTAATCATCTATATCCTTTTTACAAAGATAAATAAAAAAAGGGGGTGCATTTGCGCCCCCAATATATGTATGCAAACCAACAACAACCTACTAAGTTAGGCTATTTTCAAGCATCTTGAGGGCGTCAATACCGTCATCAGACTTGAAGAACAGGGCCACGGTGTGGTAGGGGTCCTCCCCGTACGGAACCGACAGCATCTTCTTCTTGTTTGTGGTAGTATTAAACCATACCTCCTTCTGCCCATTTCGGAACGTAATAAGCTTCTGATCGAAGAATATGTGAACGTTTGACTGAAGTTTCAACATTGGGTCGTTGAGCAGATTCATGAACCCCTTGGGGTCACGCTTGGCATAAATCAGTACGTCCCTGCGAAGTTCTGCCGTAGTATATCGGCTTGGGTCCTTACCCATCATTACGCGGGCGACTGTCTCCAATTGGTCAACGCTAAGCTCTCGTGCCTGAATCAGTGCATCAACCTCAGAGTTCAAGCTCTCTACAATCTTAGCCGCATCCTTTTCGTAGTTAACCTCCTCAAAAGAACGTCCGTTCAGTGGGTGGTAGTACAGGAACTGTTGGAGTACGGGATTGTTTTTTGCCACACGCAAGAACCCATTCTCAAATATGATTGGCTCAACAATTGCATTACCATCCTGCTCATCTTCAAAAGCAGACTTCTGATTAATAGCATAACGAAGAGGGCGGTTTACGTTGTTCTCTTCATCAAACCATAAAAGTGGGAATCGTCTTGTGTTTCGGGAAGGCAGCGTAAATGACAGAGGTGCTGCGTCGTTTCTTAGTTTGTAAATCCGGTCTGCCGGAACTAGCTTGTGTTTCATTTGATAAAATTTAATTAGTTAAAGAAGGAGGGAGTGTCTTTGAAGACACTCCACTCCTTTATTGGTTTCCTGTTAAGGATTAAGAACCGTAGCGGAACAGCACGAAGTTGTTCGCACCGAGGGTACATACGCAACGCTCGGACAGGAAGTTGACTTCCATTGCATCGAGGTCGCTAGTCTGAGCACCAC